GCACACTGGAAAACCTTCCTGAATCAAAGCGGAAACGTTTTTTGCTCGGGGAATGGAGCGATCCGGAAGGGGTAATCTTTACGAATTGGGATGTGATCGATGATATACCAGGCGAAGTTCGGCAAAAGGCACGGAATTCCAAGGGGCTGGACTTTGGATATGCCATTGACCCGGCTGCTTTGGTGGATATGTATCTGACTGGCGATGACCTGTATATCGATGAGCTTGTCTATGACTCAGGGCTGCTTAATGATGAGTTATTCAGGCAGATAATGCAGCATCAGCCGAAAGTTGTCTGGTCAGACCGGGAGCCGAAGACCGTAGAGGAATTCCATCTCAAGGGAATGAACATCAAACCGGCATACAAGGGCCCTGACTCAATCCGCCATGGCATCGACTGGCTACAAAGTAAGCGGCTGCACGTCACACGCAGATCGCAGAACACAATCACTGAGCTGGAAAACTATGTCTGGATGACCGACAAAAACGGACGGTCAATCAATGAGCCAATAGACGACTTCAATCATGCAATCGACGCCATGAGGTACGGAGCAAACGAATTCTCAACTCCAAAATCCTCGGCATCATCAATACTGTGAGGGGACAATGTACGAAATCAAAACAGACCTGATCAACCGAATCAAGATGTATGAGAATGATTGGGACTCTCTTCTCAACATCTATCTGCAATCACAGTTTACGGAAAAAACATACACGCAGATTGCAAAATGCTCTGACACATCGATGAATATCTTCCGGCGCATTGTCCGGGATATCTGCACCGTCTATAAACAGCCGGCAAAGCGCTTATTACCGGCGGAAAATAAGCGGTGGGATGAGTTGCAGAAAGAGCTGAAACTTGACCGCCTGATGATGGGGGCTCATAGGTATGCCAAGGCCGGTTCGGTCTCGTTTCTGATGGTTCGAGCCGTGCCGGACACTGAGAAGATTGTTGTCCGGCTGCTGAAACCGGATTGTTGTTGGGTTGAAGAAGACCCAGAGATTCCAGGCGAAATCATAAAGTTTGCCTATCTGGTAAAAATCAAAAAGAACGAGCGAACCGTACAGGATGTCTGGGTGACCTATACCACCGAGACTGTCTCATTGTGCGATAAATCCGGCAAGGTGCTCTCGAAGAATCCGTTTGCTGATGGTGAGCCGGTCGAACGGGAGAACAAATACGGCATGATTCCGGTTGTTGCCTTCCATGCTGAGACGCCACTCGATGGATTCTGGAACATCAATTACAATAAGGATGCCTATGAGGCAAACCTGAAAATAGGGATGCTGAACACATACGGCAACTATCTGGTAAAAACACAGTCCTTCAAGCAAATTGTCATTTCGGCAGATCAGATTGACGAAGAACTGAAAGGCCAGATTCTTGATCCGCTTTTCCCGCTCAAGCTATCACCGGGAGCGACCGCAACAACCTTGGATCTGAACACCCGTCTTGAGGCCATTGAGTCATATATCAGGTACAAGATATTCGGTATTGCCAATAATTACGGCATCAGTTCTGAGAATTTTTCACTGTCACGACAGAGAGCCAGTGGCTTTGCCATCAAAATCAGCAACCACGCGCTTGAAGAGATTCGGGAGGCTGATATTCCGCTCTGTACTGATGTCGAACGGGATTTGTACCGGATCATCGCCAAGGTCAACAATACTGAACGAGGCGCCGAGGAGCTACCAGACGAAACAATTCAGTTCACGCCCGGGGAAGTATCCTTTCCGGAAGAATGGACAACCGAACAGACCCGATGGGAGTTCGAGTTTTCAAACGGGATCAGTAACCAGATCGATTACCTGTTGTCACGCAATCCGGCCATGACCCGGCAAGATGCACAGTCGCGCCTTGCAATGATCGCCGAAGAAAACAAGACAGTGAAGCCGAAGAAAACGGCCCTGGAGGTGCTAAGTGGTAAATCGCAATGATATTGTCGAGTACACCCGCAAGAAACAGGAATTGCAGATGATTCTGGAGGAACGGCTCATGCAGCGGATCACAAAGATTGACGTTGCCGAACTGGTACGGAATCCGCGAGACGTTATCAAGCAGTTGTATCTGGAAGAGGGGAGTGCCCTATTCGGCGAAGTGTACAAAGAAGCAATCGAAATAGGTAAGGAGTTGGCCGATGCGATTAAAGCCGATTGATTTCTCAGACTTGCCTATCGTGCTGACAAAGTGTGCCCGTATTGCTGTCGATGAGATTATCAGCGTGGTATATAAAGGCACTATGCCGAATGGCATGCAGCAGAAGCAGAACAAACCATCAACAATCCGGCGCAAAGGGCATGATCATCCATTGATTGAAAGCACTGGTCGGTTCATGGACAAAAAGACCTATAACATCCACCAAATCGGCAATGACGCCGTTCAGATATCCATGATTCCGGACGCGGCCAAGATTGCCGGGTATCTGGAAAAGAAGGGATATATATTTTTCGATATGACAGAACAGGCAGAGCAAAGAATCGGCTCCATTCTGGACAGATACATTATCCAAAAGGTCAAGGAGGCGTTTCGTGGATAAGAGAATTATCGGCGGTATCATTGTGGTGATGACCATGTGTGCCATTCCCGCAGTGTGCGGCCTCAAAGGTCTGGTTATTGTGGCCTGTCTGATCACTGGAGCGGTCTATGCGAGCAAGTAAAGAGCGGTATTACGACTTTGCAGAAGAGGCTGATTCATTCTTTATCCGACTCGATGCTGAGGCCGATCTTATGGGGCACCGTCTGGAAGCAGCGATACAGAACATGGCTCTATCAGGGATGAGTGAAGATGACATTATATCAACAGTCAAGAATGATCTCCGGGATGGTGGGCCATTAACTTCTCCAATTCGTTCAAATCTTCTTTCTCGGCTCTGGTCTGGTGTTGACGATTTCGCCCAGGGTGCAGTGTTCGACGACAATCCGGATACTGACACATGGGAGTGGCTAACGACATCAGGACGGCCCTGTGAAGACTGCGAACCACGGCACGGCATGGTTAAAGCCTATGAGCAATGGCGATCTGCAGGGCTCCCGCGCAGCGGTTTTTCCCGATGCCAGTCACGGTGCAAATGTGTCCTGGTTCCTGATGATAGGGTGGAGCCAGAATTTGGCGGGCCGGTCATTGTCGATACAATTCAACAGTTCAGAGACGATTTCAAATCACGACTTGCATCTGACCCGGCTTTACGCCGGCGGGTATATAAAAAATAATTGACTACTAAACGGAGGTTAAGTATTATGAACGGACAACAACAGCAGCAATCCCAGACCGGGGGCGATGCGACCGGGCAGACCAGCCAACAACAATCCGTGACAGGCCAGTCACAAACCACGCAGACCAGCGAAAACAAAGACTTTACGCTTGAGCAGGCGAAAGAACAAATCGCCAAGATGACAGCGGACTTCCAGCACATGCTCACTGTTCACAATGAGATGAAAACGAAGTTCGACAAGAAACTCGAGGCGGAGAAGGTCGCAGCCACAAAGGCTCTCGAAGAACAGGGCAAGTTCAAAGAACTGTATGAGAGCACAAAGGGCGACCATGAGTCTTTGAAATCGACGGTTGAGCGGCAGAACACTGTCATTTCCAAACTGCTGGAAGCGGAAATGGCGAAAGTGCCTGAGAAGTTCAAGACCATTATCCCCCAGGGTGACGCGATCAGTCAACTTGAGTGGATTGCTCAGGCTCGTAACGCTGGAGTATTTGAGGCCAAACAGCAGCAATCAGGCGATGGAACGCCGCCTCCTGCAAAAGGTTCAGACTCCGGTTTTATGTCAATCTACAAGAAGTAAGAGGTAACACATGTCCACAATCATTGAAATCGCCAATACTCTTGGTGGTGCGCAGCCGGAAATGATTGATGCTATGTTCAATGAAAATCATGGCACTCTTTTCCGTGCGATTCCGTTCAAACAGGTAAATGGCTGGATGGATCGATTCACCCGCACTGTCGGGAAACCGACCGTAAGTTTCCGCAATCTCGGGGAAGGTGTTGGTGTATCTGGTTCAAAACGAGTTCCCTACGCGGAAGGCATCTTTCTTCTGTCAGGCGCATCTGAAGTAGACAAGATTGAGGCCGATACAGATCCCCGCGGTGCCCTGGAATACCGGAGAGAACAGGACTTGGACTTTCTCGGCTCAATGGGCGAGACTCTATCCGCCAAGACGTTCTACGGCTCGCACAAGAAGGATGACGGCTTTGACGGCCTTTTCACTCGACTTCCTGCCTCAGCAGACACCTTTGTAAGTGCGCGCGGAGCGGATGAAGGAGCAAGTATCTATGCCATAAAATTCGGTCCAAAGAAGTTCATGGGGCTTTACAACAACGCCGCAGGCGGTCAGATTATTGATGCCCGGGACTATGGTGCTCTCACTGAAAAGGTCGGAGACAAAATCTATGAGCTGTATCGCACCATGTTCAACGCCGGTATCGGATTTTCTCAGTATCATCCCAAAGCGATTGGCCGTATCGGCAAGATCACCTCAGCGAAAAAGCCGACGTTCAGTCATTTCTCGGAACTCTTTGGCAAGATGGGCGGAAAACCTGACTTGCTGATTACCACATGGAACGTCCTCGGCTACATCAACGAGCTGAAACAGGAATTCTTGCAAATGACTCCCGGAGATAAGAACCTCGATGTACAGGTCGGACTTCTGAATGGTGTACCGGTCATCGTTGATTCTGCACTGTCCGACACTGAAGCAATGTACCTGTAAGGAGGAATGATGACTACCTATAACGGGAATCTGAATCACATCAAATCAAAAGACCTGATCATGGCAAAAGACAAGGCTCTCCCCGACGGGTCTGCAGCAGCAGAAACCGTTAACTCAGACAGTATTGATCTTGGTACTGGTGGATATCGTACCAACATCCCGTATGTTCTGAAAGCCAGCCTGCCGGCTATGACGACCACCAAGACTCTCACGGTCGCCCTGGAAGATTCTGATGATGATGTCACCTTTTCAGAGAACTGGAAGCGTGATATTGAAGCAGGCACCCTGCTTGCTCAGGAATTGGCCATGGGCGTGGTTGAGTCAAAACGGTATCTGCGTGTATCTATCACCGCAGAAGACAACCTCTCAGCATCGAAGTTTTCAGCCTGTCTGATACCGATGTATTGAGGCTATTATGAGAGAGATAGGCATAAACCAACCTCTCACTTACACCCGCAGGGTTAACGGGCGGATTATTCCGCCTGATACCTGTGGATGTATCATCTATGACCGGTCCCGGACAATCATTGCTTCGGGGAATGCCTCGATTCTGGATTCCGGCATCTGCTCATTTGAGCATGAAATAGATGTCTATGGTGACTACTTGGTCGAGTGGAACTTCACCGCGGGAACGCAAAACGGGACATGCCATGAAATGTGGTCGCTCGTGAAATCACCATTGCAACCGGTGATCTCGGACATTGATCTCTTCGCCGAATGCGCAGCCCTGGAGGAATCACATTATTATCATCGTGGTGAAGTGGCGGTATCAGAGGAAGGGCAATTCACTGATAATGCATTGCTCGGATCTCAGGTCAACTATGATGGAGCAGTCATTGAGTTTCTTTCAGGGAACTATGATGGCACGTCTTTCATTGTTGAATCGTTCATTGGCGTATCTGGTATTATCAGGATTACTGCTCTTTCCGAACCGGTTGAGCCGGGATCTGTATATTTGCTGCAAAAACCGTTTCAGGCCGAAATGCAACTCGCATTCGATGAAATATGCCACAAGGTCACGCAGCAGAGCGATTACAGACCGGCCCTTATTGTCTCCCCTGATGATTTCCGGTTTGTGCACATCTACCTTTCGCTGGATAAAATATGCCGTGGGCTGTCAGTCAGTCCGGATGATATCTGGATGAACCGAGCCAGGCACTATGCAGAGCAGTTCGAGTATTCATGGAAGGGGCTCAAGTTCGAGTACGATTACACCAAAACGATTCGGTCAGTAACCAAACATGAAGGGTTTCTGCGATGATAGAAGCGATCTGGAATGACATCATTGCGAAGATGAAAAAAGAGGGGTTTACCTTCGACACCACAACCGATGATACATTCCGGGATAGATACTACACCTTGACACTGCCTCGGCTGTCCGGAGACGAACGTAACAGCGGTTTCGCGGGAGCCCGGCACAAGGTTACATGGTCTGTACAGGTCTCAATCCAGTACCAGCCATCAAAAAAACCGACATCAGAACTGGACATTGCACGGGATCAGGAACGGGTTATTTTGGCCCTTGCTGCGCTGCTGACTTTTAAGGATGCGCGAGTCAACCCTGTTGGAGAAAGCAAGTTGTCTGTGCTCTCGTTCGATGTCATGGATCATATTCATAGGAGTTAACCATGGGAAACGCTGTATCAGGGCGTAATATGTTCGTTGGAGTTGCCCCGCAGAGTGCGTTCAATACACCCGGAGCCTCATTCACGTTTTATCAGCCCATCGACATCACCGGTTTGATCGAAGAGTTTGAAACCCAGAAATCTGAGAAACGTGCCGGCACCAGATTCAAAGGGCTTGGCCGCAAGACCAACAAGAAGATTCCGTTCACATTCTCCATAGAGACGGACCCGGAAACCGCCGGAATGCTGCTGGCGTTGGCGACCGGATCGGAGTCGGCAGTCACTGAGGTGGAAACAGGAGTATATCGGCACACGTTCAAGTTGGCAGAATCTCTGCCATATTTCACGCTGGTAGGGTATTCTGCCGGTATTGCGGATTCTTCCGGCAGTGACAAGGCCCATCAAATTACAAACTGCAAGATCAGCAAGTTGACTCTTTCCGGAGACGTGGCCGGCGTCATTAAGCTGACTGTAGAAGGTGAGGGTACGACCAGAACCCCGATTGTCAAGCCGACACCGGTTTTTTCGACAGAGGAACCGTTGTTCATGAAGGCCGAAGAAGGAACCGGTAAAATCGAGATTGGCAATACACTTCTGACACTCGCTGCGTTCGAAGAGGCCACCAGTGTTGAGCTGTCGATATCGAACGGCATCAGCGCTGACCGCCGTATCGATGATACAAATAATGCCAGTGCGATCAGGGAGGGTGATTCCGAGCTGACCGGCAAATTCAGTGCGGTTTTCAATCGGGAAACATTCGCCCAGGTCGAGGCTTTTCAGACTGGAGCAGTTCAGGCCATCCAGATTACTGCTCATGCTGCTGACGAGTTTGTCACCGGCCACCAAAAGGCACTTGAAATCGAGATTCCCCGGGCAAAGTACACCGGTTCTGCAACCAGTTTTGACCCGGATATGATATCCACGGAACTGCCGTTCGACATCGAACCCCATACAGACTTTGCAATCTGCCTGATAAACGAAAAGGCAACAAAATACCTTTCATAAGGAGCATCCATGATTAAGGGACTGAAAAAGACTGAATGCAAAAAGATAACTCTCGACCAATACTTCGATGATCCGGGAACCTTTGTCACGGTACAACCTTTGAGACCGTATGCAAAGGCTCTGTGTAACGAACTCATGCTGGAAGGTGCCGAGGTCGAAGAGCGCAAGAAAGCAGCATCGAAGAAAACTCGAATTCCCCGGGTGGAGAAGGGTCTGAACCCGAAACCGGTCAAGGTAAACGAGAAATCAACCGCCATTCGGCCGGTGATGTCCGCGGAAAACACTCTCGAAATCAGGAAAATCAAACTCCAGTACGGTGTTGTTGAACACAATATCTCGGACGGCACCGGTACTGCAGAGTGGGGCCCTGAATTGTGGGATGAAATCGACGAGATGAACCCGTTGCTGCTGGACTACATCGTGGAGCAAATCAACGAACTATCATTTGCCGAAGTTGACCCTTTTTAACCGAGCGGGAGCGGAATGAAATTACTCTCGCAGTGGAACTGGCAACAAAGGAAGGAGCAGAAAACACGCAGTACCGAGCCGGATCACGACCATGGACGGCTCAGGCAAAGTGGGGATGGTACATTTCAATGTTCAGTGCAATCTGCAATCCGGACAACATGAGTCTCCAGATGAGCCCGAAAGAGTATCTTGAGATGTGGGACACCAACCCACGGCTGACGGCCATACTGTTACATGTGCAGGCAGAAATGAGGTCGAATGTGTCAAAGAAAACGAAGAACATAGGTAAATGAGATGTATGTCGGAGAGCGTGAATTCCGTCTGCTGGTAACCATGCAGAATAAAGCACAGCGGGAACTGGAACAGATCAACAGGCAACTGAGAGGCACAGAATCACAGAGCAAACACGCAGAATCCGCTGTCAGAGGTCTTGGTTCTGCGCTGAAGGCGTTGTTTGTTGGTGGTATGATTGCCTCTGTATTCCAGTTCTCCGCAGCCTTGGAATCTACGAAGACATCCATCGGAACAATGCTTGGAAGTGCCCAAGCGGGAACAGCTGTCTTTGAACAATGGAAAACCATGTCTGCCCAGACACCACTTCAATTCGATGATGTCGCCCGTACCGGACAAGCCTTGCTTGCGTATGGTGAAAGTGCATCAACGGTCACTGAAACTATCCGCATGCTCGGTGACGTGTCAATGGGCAACGCCGAGAAAATGGGACGGGTTTCATCTGCGTATGGTCAGATGATGACTGTTGGCAAGGCAAACCTTGAAGATATCAAGAGAATTGCCGAGGCTGGTATTCCGATTTTCGACGCGCTTTCCAAACAGATGGATGTCAGCCGCC